GTCAGCTCGGCGTGCACCGCGCGGCGCTCAGCTACGGCGTCTCCTATGTGACCGTCCTGCCCGGCGAGCCCGTAGCCGTCATCCGCGGTCATTCGCCACGGAACATGACGGCGGTCTACGGCGAGGCCGACGACTGGCCGATGTGGGCGCTCGAACAGCGACGGTCGGCCGTCAAGGGCAAGACGTTGTTCCGCCTGTACGACGATGAGGCCGTGTACTACATGCAGGCTGACGACGGCGGCCGAGTCGAGTTCATCAGCTCAGAGATTCACGGCCAGGATGTCGTGCCCGTGGTTCGCTTCCTGGCGCAGTCCGACCTCGACGACGAAGTCACGAGCGAAATCGAAGACCTGATCCACATCCAAGACCAGATCAACCTCACGACCTTCGGCCTGCTCGTGACGCAGCACTACGGCGCCTTCCCCCAGCGTTTCATCTCCGGCTGGACCCCGGAGAGCGACGAGGACAAGCTCAGCGCCAAGCAGCACAAGCTCTGGGTCTTCGACGACCCGGAGGCGAAGGCTGGGCAGCTCCCGGCTGCCGAGCTCGAAGGCTACGTGCAGAGCCGTCAGGACGCCCTGCGCAACCTCGCGGCCATCAGCCAGACGCCGGCGCACCAGCTGCGTGGCGAGCTCGTGAACCTCTCTGCCGAGGCACTCGCGGCCGCCGAGCAGGCGGAGCGGCGCAAGGTCACGGAGCGCCAGACGATGTTCGGCGAAGCCTGGGAGCAGACGCTCGCCCTGGCGGCGCGCGTCGACGGTCTCGAGGCCGATCCGCAGGCGCAGGTCCGCTGGCGCGACACCGAGGCGCGCGCCTATGCCGCCACGGTCGATGCTCTTGGAAAGCTGGCCATGATGCTCGGCGTCCCCGTGCAGGAGCTCTGGGAGCGCATCCCCGGCGTCACCCAGCAGGATGTCGCCCGCTGGAAGGCGGCTGCGGCGCAGGGCGATTCGCTCGCCAACCTCGCGAACCTGCTGGAGCGGCAGGCCGGCGGGACGGCCGCGGGGACCGTGTGATGGCCCGCACCGCGGAAGGCCGCGCGCTAACGCAGCTGCACATGAGGCAGCAGCTCGCGCTGCGCGCCCGAGTCGCTGCCGAGATCGTGCGCCTGTACAGGGTCTGGGACGTCCACGAGCCCGACACCTTCGTGAGCTTCCAGGAAGCGATGGTGGCGTTGACGCAGTTGCGGGCCAGGGAATCGGCGGCGCTCGCCGCCAGCTACTACGAGCTCTTCCGGGCCGTGGACGCGCCGGGCGACGCCGCGCGCATCGGACGCCGCGTCCTGCTCGCCGATCCGCCGCCAGCCGAGCAGATCAGGGCATCGATGTCGGCCACGGCGAGGGCGGGCGTCCTGCACGGGCTCTGGGCCGGCAAACCGCTCGAGGCGGCCATGCGGAACGGCCTCGTGCAGGTGACAGGCGCTGCGACCCGTCTCGTGCTCGCCGGCGGCCGCGAGACGATCCAGCAGGAGGTGAAGCGCGACCCCGTCGCTCTCGGCTGGGCGCGCATCGCTGGCGCGAACGCCTGCGCCTTCTGCGCCATGCTCGCCAGCCGCGGGCCGGCTTACAAGGAGGAGTCGGTCGACTTCGAGGCGCACGACCACTGTGTCTGCGTGACGGAGCCCGTATATTCGGGCTGGGAGTGGCCGCCCGAGAGCAAGCACTACGACGGCATGTGGCGCGACGCGGCGCACGAGCTCGGTCACTCGCCGTCGCCGCAGGAATGGCGTCGGTTCTATGAAGGGCGCATGCGACCAGCAGAGGAGGCGTGATGCCTGCGATACCAGTCCACCACACGCCGACCGTCGACCGTGCCTGGGACGGGCCGGCGACCGTGGCGGCGATGCCCAACGACGCCGCGACGCTGCACTACTGCCACGCCTGGGAGGCGGAGAACGCCGGCGACGTCAAGGGCAACTACAAGTTCCCCCACCACGCGACGAAGGGCGGTCCGGCCGTCCTTCCCGCTGTCCGTAACGCTCTGGCGCGCCTCCCGGGTGCGCTCGTGGACGACAAGTCCGCGGTGTCCGACCATCTGCGCGCCCACATCGAGGACGCGAACAAGTGACGAGGAGAGCCGACATGGCTGACGAGGACGAGGCCCGACAGGGCGAAGAGCAGGGCGAGGAGGAGCAGGACCAGAACGACGCCGGGACCACCGACGTTGAGGTCCTTCAGAAGGAACTGGCCAAGTGGAAGGCCATGAGTCGCAAGCACGAGCAGCAGGCCAAGGCCAATGCGGACGCCGCCAGGCGTCTCAAGGAGGCCGAGGACGCTGACAAGAGCGAGGTGCAGAAGCTCAGCGAGCAGGCAGCGGAGGCCGACAAGGTCGCCGCGCACGCCCGCTCGGAGGCGCTGCGCCTGCGTGTGGCCCTGCGTCTGGGACTGACAGAGGCCCAGGCGAAGCGCCTGGTCGGGGAGACGGAAGAGGAGCTCGAGGCGGACGCCAACGTGCTGCTCGAGTCCTTCGGCCAGAAGAAGGACGCCGGCGACGCCGGCACGCCGACACGGCCGAAGGAGCGGCTGCGCTCGGGTGCGGTTCCCGATGAGGAGCCCGACGAGGCAGACCCGCGCAAGCTCGCGGAGTTCGTTCCGCGCCGGTAACAGGAGCAGAGAGAGATGGCCAACACCTACATCAAGGCGACGAAGGTCGTCAGCGCCGCGCTCGGCGCGTTGGCGCGCGACGTTGTCTTGCCGAACCTCGTCTGGCGGGACGCCGTGTCGGGCTTCGAGGGAGCCTACAACGACACGATCAGCATCCGCGTCCCCGCCTACCGCAACGCCCGCACGCGGACGCTGCGCGGTGGCACGCCGCTCGTCATGGACGACGGCACCGAGACCAAGGTGGACGTCGTGTTGGACAAGGACGTCTACAGCGGCACGAACATCTCTGACGAGGAGATGACCCTCGATATCGTCGACTTCGGTGCGCAGGTGCTGGCCCCGCTCCAGTCCGCGGTCGCCCGCGGCATCGAGGACGAGGTCGCCGACGAGATCGCCGGCGCCACCTACGCCCTGACGGAGACGTTCAGCGAGGCCGATCCTCTGGGTAGCGTGCTCGAGGCCCGCAAGGACCTCAACCTCTGCAACGTGCCCATGGACAGCCGGACGCTGGCCGTCGGCGCGGACATCGAGCAGATCATCCTCAAGGCGCTGGCCGACCGCGTGAGCGGTGCGCCCTCGGCGGAGACCGCGCTCGTCGACGCCACGGTCGCCAAGTACGCCGGCTTCCGCATCGTCGGCGTGCCGGCTCTGGCCCCGGACGAGGCCTACGCCTTCCACCGCACGGCCTTCCCGCTCGTCAGCCGTGCCCCCGTCGTGCCGCAGGGCGCGAGCTGGGGCGCGACGGCGCAGTTCGGCGGCTTCGCCATGCGGGTCATCAAGGACTACGACCCGCTCTACGTGCGCGACCGCTGCATCGCCAACTGCTACATCGGCTGCGGCGTCACGCTCGACGACGGAAGCCTCAACGACGACGGGCAGTTCATCCCCGAGGACGGTTCGGGAAGCGGTACGCCGATCCTCGTGCGTGCCGTCAAGCTGACGCTCGGGTCCTGAACGTGAGCCGGCCTGCCGTGACGCGGTCCTATCAGGACCTCTGGCAGGACGGGAAGAGGGTGCTTGCCGGAGAGCGTGACTGCGAGGGCCGTTACAGGCTCATCGCGGCCACGCTCCCGGCGAGGACCTCTTTCAGCGTACTCGACGTCGGCGCCTATGCGGGATACTTCGCGACCCGCATCATCGAGGACTTCGATGCCGTGGCGACTGCCGTCGACGATTACGACGGCCTCTCTGCGGCGTCGTCCGAGAGAGTCACCGTCATCGGACGGCGTCTGGCGCCAGCGGAGCTCGACGCCCTTCCGCGGCACGACGTCGTGCTGGCGCTCTCCGTGCTCCATCACTTCAAGGATTGGCAGCAGGCGCTGCGCGCTCTGTGTGCCTGTCGCCTGCAGCTGCTCATCGAAGTCTGCCATCCAGACGAAACGTGGATGCGCAAAGCCGCCTCGCGGCAAGACGTAGCCGCTCAGCATCGTGCAGTCGCTGGGCTGCCCGGTGCCGAGCTGCTCGGCAGCTCACCGCGCATCGGCCGCGACGGTGTCACCTACGAGCGTCCGCTCTACCGCGTGCCGGGCACGGTGTCGACGCTCACCGGCACGGCCTTCACGGGGTCCGGTTGGTGCTCGCGGAACATGCTGCGCTACGACGTCGGCCTCGGGGAGAAGCTCGGTTACGAGCCCTTCCCTGGCTCGCTCAACGTGCGCCTGCCTGAAGCGCATAAGCTCGGGAGACCGTGGCTCGACTGGCGGCCGGCGAAACACCACGACCGCCAGTTCTGGCGCGCGTGGATTGGTGACCTGGCCTGTCACGTACACGTGCCCGGGACGCGCAACCATGGCCCGGACGCGCTGGAGCTCGTCGCGCCCGTGAACCTGCGCGATTGCTTCGGCATCAAGGACGGCGACCCCGTGACCTTCGACGTGGAGGTAGGTCAGTGGTCCCTCACGTGATTCATCGCATCTGGCGCGGCGGCTCCATGCCCGAGGAGTTTCGTGACTACGGTCGCTCCTGGAAGAAGCTCAATCCCGAGTGGAAGCTCAGGGAGTGGCGCGATTCGTCGAAACTCCCCGCGATGCCGGCCGTCTTTGCTCGCTCGCTCGAGCTCGCGCCGCGCGATCATCTACGCTTCGAGGCCGACATCGCACGGCTGCAGATCCTCTACGACAAGGGCGGCGTCTATGTCGACTGTGACATCGAGCCGTTGCGCCCGCTCGGCGATCTTCTCGATGGCATCGAGTGCTTTGCGACCTGGTCGCCGAACTGTGGCCCGAACGGCTTGCGTCTGCTCACGAACTGCGTTCTCGGGGCCGCGCCGGGCCATCCTTTCATAGCCGCCTGCATCGAGGGGCTCGAGGAGTCCGTGCGGCAGTTCCGCGGCGAGCGTGTCGCGAAGATGGTAGGTCCATGGCACGTCTCGCGTACCTACGAACAGCATCCAGAGGGCGTGACAGTGTTCGCTGAGCACGTCTTCTCGCCGCAGTCGACCCGCGAGCGTGATCGCGGCCTTGCGCCGGATACGTCGCGCTCCTACGGCTGGCACCACTGGGCGACCAGCAGACGGAGACCGCAGTGAACTTGAATGTGGCCGATTACTGGGAACAGCGTTATCGCGTCGGCAAGCGCGGCTCGGGCCCAAGCTCTCGCGGCCTTGCAGCCCAGCGCAAGGCCGACTTCGTGAACGCAGTCGTCAAGGCGCACCACGTGCGCCGCGTCATCGATTGGGGATGCGGTGATGGCGAGGTCGCGCGGCGCATCCGCGTCAAGCGCTACATCGGCCTCGACGTCTCACAGAAGGCGATCGAGCTCTGCGCGGCGCGCATGAAGTCACCGCGACGTCACTGGCTGTGCTTCGACGGCGTGACACCACCGAAGCTACCACGCGGCGACCTCGCGCTGTCACTGGACGTGATCTACCACCTCGTCGACGACGATCTCTATCGGGACCACATGGCGCAGCTCTTCGGCTCGGCTCCGCTCGTCGTCATCTACTCGACGAACCGCGATGAGGTCGGCGCGCCACATGTGCTGCATCGCCGCTTCAGCGACGACGTGCCGCCAGTCTGGGAGATTCTGCGCCGTCCCGCGGACGAATCCGCAATCGGATTCTGGGTCCTCGGGGAGGCAGGCCCGTGAACATCTCGCTGAGCGTCGCCATGATGGCGCATCCGAAGCGCACCGAGCAGGTGCAGCGGATCCTCGGACAGCTCGACCGCGATTGCCCGGTCGTGTGGGACGAGAAGCAGTCGCGCTGGGACACCGGCAAACGGGCGATGCTGGCTTACGACCCGACCTGTACCCATCATGCCGTCATCCAGGACGACGTCCTCGTCTGCCGCGATCTCTTCGCCGGCGTCGTAGAGGCGCTCGCCCACGTGCCGGAGGACGTCGCTGTCTGCGGCTATGTGGGCCGCGTGCGGCCCAGCAGGGAGATGGTCGCGAACGCGACGATGCTGGCCCGGAAACATCATGCGTCGTGGATCACCATGCGCACCCTTAACTGGGGTCTTCTCATCGTCGTGCCGACGCGCTGCATCACTGAGATGATCGCGTACTGCGATCCGCTCCGGGACGTCCCGAACTACGACCGACGCCTGTCACGCTACTGGGAGCTCGGGCGCGGCGCCAAGACGTGGTACACCTGGCCGAGCCTCGTCGACCACGCCGACGGGCCGTCGCTCGTGCCGGGCCGTGTCGCCGTCTCCCGCGTCGGCGGAAAGACGGGCCGTATCGCGCACAACTTCATCGGCGAGCAGGCGTCGGCGCTCGACGTCGACTGGAACGGCGCCGTGGTGGACGCTGAGCAGCCCATGCAAGATGGCAAGCTCGTCTACCGCAGCCGGGTGACGGGCGAGGAGCTGCGTCTCAAGCCGTGGTCGCCGCGCGTGCGCCGCCTGCGCGGTGTCCCCGGCTGGGAGCTTGTCAGCGAGAGCACAACGCAAGGAGACCAGCCATGAGCTTCGTGAGCATCGTCGAGTTCCAGACGCGCTACGAGAACACGATACCGGCGGCCGACCAGGAGCGCGTCGCCGCCTTCCTCCAGGACGCCTGCGCCCTCGTCAGCGACATCGTCGGCAGCGACGTGACCGACGGCTGGGACGAGGTCCCGGGCGGCGTCGTCACGGTCGTCTGCGCGGCGGTCCGGCGTGCCTACGAGAACCCCAACGGCTATGCCGGCGAGACTATCGGCGACTACGCCTGGCGCGGCTCTGCGGCTGCGGCTGCGGCCGGCGTCTACTTCACGCCGGCGGAGGTGCGGACGATCCGCCGCGCCGCCGGCTCCTCGAGCGTCACCACGGTGGAGCTCGAGGGCATGCTGCCGAACACGATCGCCGAGTCGCAGTACGTCGCCGACGCCGGCTCGCCTGCGGCACCCATCCTCTACTACGACGCCGAGGACGTCCTGCCATGACCGCCGTCTCACGCCGACTGCTGCGCGAGAGCGTCTCCGTGCAGACGCAGAGCGGCGAAGGCGCCTACGGCCCCGTCCTCGAGGATGCTGTGACCGTCGCCTGCAAGGCGTCCTGGATCAGGCAGCTCGTGCGCGACGCGCACGGCCAGGAGGTCGTCTCGGAGCTCACGCTCCACGTCCATCCCGACGACGAGGCGGCGTTCACCCCCGGCTCGCTCGTCGACTACACCGGCTACAGCAGCACCGTGCTCAGCGTGGCGCCGCAGCGCCGTCCAGGCGAGACCATCCTCGTGAGGGTGACCTGCCGATGAGCACGGTCCGCTGGTACGGCGAGCGCGCCAAGGACGCCATGCGTCGCGGTGCGGCACGGGGACTGGAGCGCTGGGCACGCGAGCTCGTGCTCGAGCCATCGCAGGAGATCGTGCCCGTCGCTCACCTGAGGGGCGGCTACCTGCGCGACAGCGCCAAGATGCAGGTCGACGAGGACGAGCTGCGCGCCGCGGTCTCCTACGAGTCGCCGCCTGCGCGTCCGGACGGGCGCATGGGCGGGGCCAACATCGCCGTCTACGTCCACGAGGACATGAGCGCCCACCACGCTCCCGGCAAGCGCGCCAAGTTCCTCGAGGGACCGCTGAACGAATCGCGGCGTGACGGCCCTGAGATAGTTCGTCATGAGGTACGCAAGGAGCTGAGATGAGCGGCTTCACGACAGACCTGCTGGCGGGACTGGCCACCTGGCTGGCCCTGCCGGCGAACGGTCTCGGCGCGACCTACGACGCCACGGGCGCCTACACCGCCCTGCAGCTCGGCATCGTGCTCGGCGAGCTGCGGCCGCAGCCGGACCGGCAGATCGTCCTCACGGCCTATCCGGTGAGTGATGACCCGTCGCTCTCGGATTCGGTCGTCGGCGTGCAGGTCATCTCGCGCTGGGAAGGTCGCGATCCGCGTCCCTCCGACGACCTCGATGACGCCGTGTTCAGCCTGCTCCACGGCAAGGAGCGGCTCGTGCTGTCGACTGGCGTCACGATCGTCCAGGTCCAACGTGTGTCAGGGGCGCCGCTCGGCTGGGACGAGAACCAGCGGCGCTCAGTGTCCAGCAACTACCGCGTCACGGTCCATCGACCGTCCACCAACCGCACCTAGGAGGCGCGAACCATGCCAGCCACAACGAAAACGCCGCTCGGGGCGAGCACGCTCGTCCGCAAATGGTGGCTCGATGTCAACGCCGGCACGCACGACACCCCGACGTGGACGGCGGTGAACGGCATGCTCGAGTTCAAGCCGACGCTCGAGCACACGCTGCAGGACGACTCCGACTTCGACAGCGAGGGCTACAAGTCGAGCACCGCGACGGCCATCGCCTGGTCGATCGAGACCAAGCTGGCGCGCAAGGTCACGGTCGCCGACGCGACCGCGTACGACACCGGGCAGGAGATGCTGCGTACGGCCTCCGAGGAGCTCGGCGTCGGGAACACCGTCGAGATCCGCTGGTACGAGATGGAGGACGAGGGCCCGCGCGAGGAGGCCTACCAGGGCTACGCCGCTGTGAGCTGGTCTCCTGACGGCGGCGAGATGGACGCTCTGGACACGGTGACGGTGACGCTCACCGGCCAGGGCAAGCGCACCAGCATCACGCATCCCGATCCGACGTCCTGAGCGGAGGCCGGTGATGGCCTTTCATGACCTCGATGAGTTCCTCGGGGCCGAACCGCTCGTGCTGCCGATCCGCGGGAAGGACTACAGCTTCCCGGGAGAGATCAGCGCCCGCACATGGCTGCGCGTGCAGCGCCTCGGTCCCGGGATCAACCGAGCCGTCGCCGCCAGAGAGGCCGGTGATCCGTTGGACGCCGAAGCGGAGGCCGCCTTCGACTTCGACGCCGACGAGCTCCTTGGCGAGCTCTGCGGCGACATGCTCCAGGAGATGCTCGACGACGGCCTGACGAGCACGGAGCTCAAGCTCGTGCTCGCCACACTGCTCGTTTTCCATCTCGGCGACCGCGAACAGGCCGAGGCCGTCTGGAACGCCCAGGGGGAAACGATCGCCCCGAACCGGGCGGCGCGCCGCAACACGACGCCGGCGACGCCGTCCCGGTCTCGGGGCTCCCGCGCTGGATCGACGTCCCCCGCCGTCCGGACGGCCCGAGCTGGGCCGAGGTCCTCGAGCACTGGGACATGATCGAGGCCGACATGCAGGAGCACTACGGCATCGACCTCGCCGAGCCCGGCCTCTTGGACGTCCGCTCCGGGCGCTGGCTGCGCGTGCGCATCAGCGGTCTCTTCGGCTGTGCGACGGGCGGTCTCGCTCCGCTGCGCTCGCGTCTCGCACGGACGCTGTTCCCGGACAAGGAAGAGGGCTGAGCCATGGCTCTCGGCGCGATGACGGTCGGTGACCTCGTCGCCTACATGCGCGTCGACGACTCCGACTTCAACAAGAAGACGGACGCCGCCGAGAAGCGCTTCGGCAAGCTCGGCGGCGTCCTCAAGGCGGCTGGTGTGGCCGCCGGCACCGCCGCGCTCGCCGGTCTCGGCAAGATCATGCAGACTGGCATCCAGGAGTCGATGGACGCCTCCGCCGCGCAGGCGCAGCTCGCCGCAGGCATCAAGTCGACGGGCGGCGCGGCCGGCGTCACCGTCGGCCATCTCAACAAGCTCGCCAGCGAGATCCAGAACTACTCCGGCCAGACGGACGACTCGATCGCGCAGACCGAGGCGCTGCTGCTCACGTTCACGAAGATCAGGAACGCGGGCCCCGACAAGATCTTCGACCAGGCGACGAAAGCAGCCGCGGACATGGCGGCCAAGATGGGCACCGATGCGCCCTCGGCTGCGATACAGCTCGGCAAGGCGCTGAACGATCCCGTCAAGGGCGTCACGGCGCTGACGCGCGTCGGCGTCCAGTTCACGGACGCCCAGAAGGCGCAGATCAAGGCGCTCGTCGACTCAGGCGACACGATGGCCGCGCAGAAGATCATCCTCAAGGAGCTCAACACGGAGTTCGGCGGCGCGGCGAGGGCGGCGGGCGAGTCGCTCCCCGGCCAGGTCGAGAAGGCGAAGCGCTCCTTTGAGGACATGTCGCAGAGCCTGGTCGCCAGTCTCCTGCCGATGCTCTCGCAGACGATCGGCTTCGCCACGAAGCTCGTGCAGGGCTTCGACCGCCTGCCTGGTCCGATGAAGGCCGGCGCCATTGCGACGGTCGCCCTCGCCGCGGCGATAGGCGTGCTCACGCCGCTCGTCGGCACCCTGGTCGGGGCTTACCGGCTGCTCTTCGTCGCCAAGGTGCAGGACGGCATCGTCACACGTGCCGGGATCGTGCAGTACACGATCCTGCGCGCCAAGATGATCGCCCAAGCGGTCGCGTCAAAGGCCGTCGCTGCCGCTCAGTGGCTCGTCAACGCGGCCATGAGCGCGAATCCGATCGGCCTCATAATCGCCGCCATCGTCGGCCTCGTCGCTGCCCTCGTCATCGCCTACAAGAAGAGCGAGACGTTCAGGCGCATCGTCAACGCCGCCTGGGACGGAGTGAAGAAGGCCGCCGTCGCGGTGTTCGACTTCCTCGTTGGTTTCTTCAAGAAGTGGGTCGGCCGCGTGAGGTCGGCACTCTCCGCGATCAGCGGCGTCGTCTCCGCTGTCGTCGGCTTCTTCGGCCGCATGAAGAGCGGCGTGGCGAGCGCCTTCGAGGCTGTCGTCTCCTTTGCACGCTCCATCCCCGGCCGCATCAAGAGCGCCGTCGGCAACCTCGGCAAGCTGCTCTACAGCGCCGGCAAGAGCGTCGCGACCGGCCTCTGGAACGGCATCAAGTCCATGGCCGGCTGGCTCTGGGACAAGGTCACCGGCTGGGCCCACGGCATCTACGACGCCGTGAAGAAGGGTCTCGGCAAGCTCTGGCCGTTCAGCCCCTCGCAGGCCGGCGTCGACATCGGCTACTACCTCGGGTTGGGTATCGAGAAGGGCATCGCGCAGGGCCTGCCACGAGTGAAGGCGGCGACAGCGACGCTCTCGCGCGAGCTCTCACTGTCACCGGACGGCGCTGCCGGCATGGGCTTCGCAGGCGCAGGCGGCGGCGTCATCGTCAACGTCGGCGGCGTGCACGTGACGGTCGACGGATCCGGCCTGTCTGCGCCTGAGCTATCAACTGCGGTACGGGGCGGCGTCGAGCCGGCGCTCGTGGCACTGGCGCGCGAGATCGCGAGGCGGTAGCGATGCCCAGGTACACGGCCAAGCCGGACGACTTGTACCCCGACTATCTGGATTATTTCGGAGGCGCTGCCGACGAGATCGCGGCAGTCACGGACGGCAGCGACACAACGTACGTGAAAGCGCACGCAACGGACAGGTCCATCTTCAGGTACAACGCAGAATCCCTGGGCGCAGGGGAGCGCATCGTTTCCGTCTGCCCGTATGCTCGCCACTCCTGCACGGGGACGAAGAACGTCAACGTGGCTGTTTCCTGTCCTCCGTCCTATACATCAGGCGTTGCCCTGATTATCGCTCCCAATGTGGCGATCGCGAACTACGAGCTAGCGGCCCATCAGGGGGCGCTTCTCAATTACAGCCTAAACGAGGAATGGGACCCCGCCTCGGGCTACGGCTCTAGCGTCCAGGACCCTCACACCGCGGACGCCAACCGGGCGAAGTTCTACGAGCTCGGGCTCTACCTCTACGCGTACAAGCCAGCCACGGTCGCTGCCCCGTCGGCGCCGAGCGGCACAGTCACGACCACGCAGCGACCGACCTGCACCGCCACGGTCTCGTCGATCGTCGAGAGCTGGCAAGTGCCGAGCGGCGTGCAGCCGTTCTGCTGTGACGTCGACACCGAGTTCCGCATCTACCACGAGGCTGACATCGGCACGCTCACGAGCCCGCCAGAGTCAGCGACGCCGGTCTGGCAGAAGACCGAGCGCAGGACAATCTCGCAGTACATCGACGGCGTGACGGCGAGCACGCTGGCCGTATCGGCGACGCCGGATGTCAGCCTCGGCAACGGCAGCTACGTCGTCTTCGTGCGCACGTCGCGCGTCCACCCCGCCGGTACTGCTGCCTGGTCGGCGTGGGCGCACACGCACTTCACGGTCGACATCGCAGTACCGACGACGCCGACGCTCACGCTGACGAAGGACGACGCCACGCAGGGTGTCACCGTCAAGGTCAAGGCCATCACGACCGCGGGCTACACGGCCGGCAGCTACTGTGTCTTCGTCGAGCGCAAGTTCGCTGGAGGCACGTGGCTGCCTGTGCGTGGCATGCAGGACGTGCCCGTCGTCGAGGGCACGGAGACCATCGTCGGCGTCGACTACGAGGCACAGAGAGGCGCTGAGAACGGCTACCGCGCCAAGGTCACGGCCCTGCTCACGGCAGACAGCACCGTCATCGAGTCGGCCTGGGCCGCAGCCGCTGTCACGGGGCCTGCGGCGGTCGGCTGGCACCTGAAGGCTCTCGCAGACACCGACCGCCACTGGATCGGCGTCC